GGCCTCGGCGGCCGTCCGCGCGCCGCGCAGGGCGCCGCCGGCGGCGCGCTCCTGGCCCTGCGTCAGCTCCCACTGCACGAAGGCCAGCTGTTCCTCGAAGGTCGCCTCCTGGATCGGCTTGCCCGCCCAGAGCCGGAAATTGCGCTGCCGGTCGGGATGCCACTGCGCGATGCCATAGGCCCGGCCGCCGTCGCCCCTCGCCCGATGGTCGAGGCCCGCGCCGCTTTCATGGCGCAGATTGGCCACCAGGCCGGCCGCCTGCGCCGCCGTCCATCCCTGGCTGACGAAGTAGTCATAGGCCTGCCGCTGCCGCGCCGTGGCCTCCTCCGAGGTGTAGGCGCGGGTCGATCCGCCGGATCCTGGCCGCAGCCGGCGGCCGAGCCACTCGCCGAGACGACCCCAGCCGGCGCCCTCGCCGGCCGGCTGGCCGGAGGCGCGGCCAGGCCCGGGCGTTGGCACCAGCATGCCGGTGTTGGGATCCACCTCGTAATTGCCGCTGCTAAGCGCCCGCTGGTTGCCGCTGTGACCGGCGGCGAGGCCGCCCAGCGTCAGCGCCCCCACGGCGCCGCTGCCGGCCCCCAGCAGCCGCAGCATCCAGAGCGGCGCACGAAAGGCGCCAATGGCCCCCAGCGCCGCCACGATGCCGGTCAGCGGGGTCAGAAGCTGCAGCGTCAGCACACCGCCCAGGGCGAGCGCCGCATTCTGCCAGCCGCCCATCCACTCAACGACGGCGCTGATGCCCCGCGCCATGGCGGTCAGGCGGTCCGCGATGTCTTGCAGGCCGCCATTCGTGACAAAGCGCTCGACGGCACCGGCAAAACGGGTGACCACCTCCTCGACCTTTTGGGCGATGATCTCGCGATTGGCGGCGATCCAGGTGGAGAGCCGCTCCAGCAGCGGCGTCAGCACCGGCGCCAGGCGCTGCGAGATGCTGTTGACCAGCCCCTCGCCCGCCATGCGCAGGCGCGTCTGCGCCAGGTCGAATTTCTGAGCGGCCTCCGCCCCCTGCTCGGTGATCAGCCCAAAGCGGCGGGCATCGGCCTCCCAGGCGCGCAACCCGGCGGATCCCTGGCGCAGGAAGGGCAGCATCGAGGCCGGCAGCCGCAGCGCCGACATGACCCGCGCCTGCAGGCGGGGATCCGCGATGCGCGCGATGCCATCGGCCACCTGCGGCAACGCCTCGGCCGCCGTGCGGGCATTGCCGCGTGCGTCGCGCATGCTCACGTTGAGCAGGGTGAAGTACTGCAGGGCGGTGCTGTCGCGGCCGCCCACGGCGTCGGACAGCGCGTCCCCCAGCCCTTCCATGCCGGCGGAGAGATCCGCCGCCGACACCCCAGCCAGCCGCGCCGCGCCCTGCAGCGCCAGCAGCTGCGAAATCCCCGCCTGCACCCGATAGGCGGTGTTGCCGAGCTGCACCCCGAAACTGGCCCAGCGCGACGCCAGATGCACCACGCCAGCGATCGAGGCGGCGCCGGTGAGCGCGCTCAGCGGCGGCACGATCTGCGCCATCGCGCGGGCCACGTTGCGCGCCCCGGCCGCCATGGCGTTGAAGCCAGACACTCGGGCCACGTTGCTGCCAAACCGCGAGACGCTGTTCTGCACGCGCAGCACGTTCTGGTTGATCCGCGCCAAGGGGGCGGTGATGCCATCGACCGCGCGTAGCGAGATATTCAGCGCGCCGCCGCTGACCGTTCCTGACATCAGCTTGCTCCCTGCCGGCCCTGCAGACGCTGCATCTCACTCGCCCACCAGAGCAGCTTGGAGATGCGCAGCGATTCCGCGTCGCGCGGCCCCCACCCGTAGAAGTGCGTGACCTCCGCGATCAGGCCGCGCCAGCGTTCTCCGGGGAGGGCGGCGTAAAAGGCGCGAAGTATTCGCCCACGCGCTCGATCACGCGCTGCGGCAGCTTGCGCACCACAATGGCCGGCAGGCCGGTCACCGCCGCGATCAGCGCGAAGGTTTGCTCGAAGGGATTCTTCAGCTCGCCCGCCTTCAGCAGCTCGTCGCCGGTCGGCTCGCGCAGCACCATGCTGTCATAGCTCTGGCCATTATAGGGGATCGGCTGGAACCGCAGCCGCAGCGGCCGCATCGCCTCGATCACCTCTTCCGGAATGCCGGGGTCGTCGTTCACGTTGCTCATTGGTCAGTCACGTCCTCACCTTCGAAGCGCACCGAGAAGGTGCCTTCCGTGGCATCCACCTCGACCGTCTCGACGCAGACCATGTTGTTGCCCGAGACGCGCTTGCCATTGGCCAACTGCGCCGAGACGGAGACATCGGTCATCCTGTCGAATTCCGACATCGACACATCGGCGGTGTCGCGCAGCGTCACCGCGATAAAGCCGGGGACCGGCTCCTCGGCGTAGCCATGGATGCCATCCAGGCCCTTCAGCAGGGTCTTTTTCGTGGTGGCCACGCCATAAGTTGGCTGCGACACCACCGGGAACTGGATCCCGTCGATCCAGATCCAGAAGCGCCCGCCGAGGCGCTGCATACTGCCCGACATGCTTTACTCCTCGCCCGCGTTGCGGGGCTGGACCAGCGCCGCGAACTGGCGCAGCTGGTCAATGGTGACGATCGGCAGCAGCCCATCCACACGGCAGCGGTTGCTGCCGTTGCGCTCGACCACCAGGCTGGCGGCGAACTGCTCGTATTCCTGCACGAAGCCACGCCGCTGCAGATCCCGGTACCGGCCCAGAATGGCGTCGCGGATGATCGCCGGCGTCACGGTGCGGCTGCCAGCGCGGATCGGCTGACCGTTGCTCGCCAGCTTCACGCGGCCGAACTTACTGGTGACGAAGCTCCGCAGATCGCGAATGACGTAGGCCAGCAGATACATCTTCTCGACGTACAGATAGCTGTCATCCGGCTGCCCGAGCGCGTTCTTCTGGTAGGTGGTGACGATAGTCTCGGTCATCACCGTGCCGTCATCGGCCACCACATGGCTGCTCAGCCCGTCCCAGAGCAGCACATTGCGCTCCGGCGCGGAGAACCGGCTTTCGATCGGCGGCGCCAGCACATCAAGCGGCAGGCCGTGCAGCGGCACGCCCGGATCGGCGCGCAGACTGACCGCGCAGGCGCCGGCGACATTCGCCGCCCAGAGCCAGGCCGGCGTCGGGCTGCCATGGAACGGCATGGCGCTGACATGCGGATCGTTCCGCGCTAGGCCGAAGGTGGTGGCATCGCCCAGCGTGCCCCGATAGGCCGCGAAGGCGCCGCCATACAGCATGCGCTCCCAGCTCCAGCGGTTCGCCAGGAAGGCCTTCATCGCGTCGAGGCTGGCCGTATCGGTGTAAGGCAGCACGATGAAGTCGAATTCCTTGTCGCCCAGCGCCGCCAGGGCGGCATCGAGCGCCGGATTCGTGGCGCCGTTCGCCATGGGCGTGAGCGTCAGCGCCAGTCCCGCCGGCGTCGCCTCGCCGCCGGCGGCGCCCAGATAGTTCAGCCGCAGGTCGATGTCGTTGCCGCAGGCGCCCTTGTTCTTGGCGGCCAGCGTCACCGTGCTGGTCGACACCGAGGCGGTCACCGGCAGGCTGGCATTGGCATTGATCGCCGCGGCGACGGCCGAGGCCGTCTGCGCCGTGCTGAGCGCGGGAGAGACCAGCACCTGCGTCCGGATACCGGCGATATACAGGTTCAGCGTGCCCAGCGCCGTGGCCGCCGCTGTCACGGCGATGCTGCCGGTGGCCGCCACGGCCGCTTCGGCATCCGCCAGCGGCAGCAGATAGACCTCCCCGAAGGAATCGCGCTTGCGATACCACTCCGCCTGCAGCGCCAGCTGCGAGCCGAGACCGGCCTGCGAGCGCGCCCAGGGAAGGCTCTGCAGGATGACCGGCTTGCCGGGCGTCAGCGTGCCGCCGGCGGCCTGCTGGCCGATGATCAGCGAGCGCTGGGTCTGCGGCGCGCTGTTCGCCTGGCTGTTGTCCAGCTCGGCATAGAACAGCGGCAGCCGCAGGTTCTGCGGGATCTGGGCGTAATCGACCATCAGGCCTCGGCCTCCGGCTGCGGCACGATGGCCGGGGTGGTCGGCTCCACATCGCCATCAGCGAGGCGGCGGAGCCAGTAGGCGGAGCGCGGGACCATCCGGCCGCCGGCCGGCAACAGGTCGCGCAGCTCCGGATCGCGCACGGACTTGCCCGGCGCGGGCTTCACGGAAAGCATGGTTGGGGCTCCAGCGGGCGCCGCGCCGTCAGGCCGGCGGGATCACCCGGAAATGGAAGGTCGTCTCGGCGCAGCCGATCTCGGCCGGCAGCCGGTAGGTTTCGGTCCAGCGCATGTCAAAGGCGACCAGGGCCTGCCCGAGCGCGGTCTCGCCGGTGCGGGCATCGATGTTCAGCGTGGTCTTCACGCTGTCGATGCGCTCGATGAGGCCGCCCTCCCCCAGCAGTTCGGGCGCGGTGAGCAGTGCGAGGCTGACCGCCTGGCAGAGCTGCTCCAGCTCCTGCTCCACCACCGGCGTGTCACGGGAGCGGCCTTCGACCCGCACCTGCACCGACAAGATCCATGAGATACCGTAGGAAGTCTCGCCGCCATGGACGGCCGGGCCGGTCTTTTCCTCCTGATAGCCATAGACCAGCAGGGCGGGCGTCTGGCCCTCCTGCAGCGGCCATTCGCGGGCGCGGTAGACACGCCCTCCCAGCTCGGGCAGGCGGCGCGTCAGAATCTCAGAGACGACATCGCGCACGCGCAGGCGGAATTCGCTCACGGCCCGGCATCTCCAATGAAGCCGAGCGGCATCACCACCCAGCCGAGGCCGTCAGGCTGCACATCCCGGACGTCGAAGGTCTTGCCGAGGATCTGCACCCGCGCGCCGATCCGCAGCGTGAAGCCGGGTGGCAAATCCGCCTCCCGCACCCCCAGCTGCGTTCGCTTGAGCGAGAACGGCGCACCGTCCTCGCCCATCGCCTCGATCTGGTAGCGGTCGAAGATCCCCGGGATCTCCAGCGGCGGTTCGCCGTCCCGCTTAAACAACACACCGCCGGCCACGCCGAAGGCCTGCAGCACGGCGGCGCCGGTCAGCGCGTCGAAATCAAGGGGCGGCATGGGCGATCAGGCGCCCATCCGGCCGCGCTGGAGCATCTCCGGCCGCGTGCAAATGTGCAGCGGGTAGGAGTACAGCTCCTGCGTCCAGAAGGAATTGCGGTCCCGGTCGATGATCGGCACCACATAGGCATCCTTGCCCGGGGTGTTCACCCACTCGAAGCTCTCGCCCGGCGCCTGCGCCCGCTCGAACACGCCCGGAGCGTTGACCGGGAAGAATTTCACCTTGTCGGTGGGCACCGCGATCTCGGTGTTGTCGTTGGAACCCTGGTAGTTCTTCCAGTCGATGCCGCCAAAGGGCATGGAAGCAAAGGCCGTGCCCTGGCGCAGCTCTTGTGCCGCCTGCCAGTTGAAGTAGGTCTTCACCACATCCTGGTGACTGGTCAGCGCATCCCAGAAGTCGTCACCACAGATCGCCTGCACGCGGGTGGCGGGCGTCCAGGCGCCCTGCGCGGCGCGCATCATGGCGCGGACCACCGCGTTGCACTTCTTGCGCAGATCGCCATCCTTGGGCGAGGTGGCATTCAGGTTGAAGGCGATCTCGGCCGGCTGGGTGATGCCGAACTCGTCGAACCAGTTGTACAGCACCGTGCCATCGGCATCGAGCAGGATGCCCTGCACGGCGCCGAGGCGGTGCAGCTCCAGCGTGTATTCGAGATTGCTCATCAGGCCGGTGGGGCCAGCCAGACGGCGCGCCACCTCGGTCTGCAGCTGCATCAGCACCGTTTCCTGGCCGAACTCGCGGATGCCCTGCAGCTCGGAAGCCAGGATGGTGTCCGCATGCGCCAGGCGCGGCACCTCGAAGTAGCGCATCTTGCGCTTCTCGGTGGTGCGCTGCTTGAGCGGGGCGCCGCGCTCGCTGGTCGGAATCACCACCAGCTTGCCGGCGCGCTCCTCGACGGCCAGCGCCGTGGTGCGGATCGGCTTGGGGTTGAAGATGTTCAGCTCGCCCAGGCCGGTCGGCAGGAAGGGCGTGCGTTCGACGAAGGACGTCAGTTCGATCGCCGAGAAGGCGTCCTGACGAAAAATGTTCATGATGGTCAAGGAGGTGGATCTCCATCGGGGAGCCAGCGGCACAGCAGTGCGCGTTGACCAACTCCGAGCAGTCGGATGGCGGGGGCCAGCACAGGCGGGGTGCCAACTTGCGGATTTGCGCAAGTTGGCCATCCCCCACACCGGCGGCGCGGGATCAGCGGGCGACGATGCCCTGGGTGAGCAGGTCGGCCAGGGCAGCGGCCTTGCCGGCGTCGTCCACGCCGTCCGCCCAGACCAGCTCGGAGGCATTCACCTCCGCGTCCCGGCTGACGATGGTGACGCGCTTCTCGCCCCCGGCCGGCACGATGGCCTGGCCGTAGAGGATGCAGGTCGCGGTCTCGCTGCCATCGGTGCCGGCGTTGTCGAAGGGCACGGCGCTGCCGTCCGCGGTCAACGTGGCGAGCACCAGGCCAGCGTCCAGCACCAGGTCGGTGCTGCCGGTGTTCTTCATCAGAACGGTGTCGCGGGAGCGGGTGCCGTTCGCCTCAGAAACGAGAAAGGCACCGTTGTAAAAGCGTTCGTTGAGAACGGGAGATACCATCGGGACGGTCCCTTACGACTTGCGGATGCCGGCGCGCGCGGCGGCCGCATCCCAGGAGTTGCTGACGGCCTGCCGGCCGCTCGGCGCCGGCGGCGCGGAGGCCGCAGGGCGGTGCCCGCCATAGCTCTGCATCCGGGCGCCCAGATCGCTGCCCTCGGCGCTCTCGCCGCCGGGCAGGGTCTTCAGCAGGCCAATGGCGGCGCGGGCCGACATGCCGGTGCCGAAGGCGAGATGCGCGGCGGCAGCGGCGCGGCCCTTGGCGTGCTTGGAGCCGATGATGGCCTGGCAGCGCTCGCGCTCGCGGCGGCGGGCGGCGCGGGTCTTGGGATCCGCGTCGTCCTCGTCGTCCTTCCGCTCCTCCTCCTCGCCGCGCTCGTCGTCCTCCTCTTCCTCGGCGGCAGTGCGACGGCCCTTCGGATCGGCCTCATCGTCTTCTTCGTCCTCCGCCCGGCGGGCACGGCGGCCGGAGGGCTTATCCTCCTGCTCGTCCTCATCCTCGGAAGCGCGCGACTTGGCGCGGCGGGACTTGGAGCGGCCCTGCGGCTTCTCCTCGTCCTTGTCCTTGTCATCATCCGCGCGACGGGCGCGGCCGCTGCCGGGCTTATCGTCGCGGTCGTTCTCGTCGTCTTCGGCGCGGCGGGCCTTGTCGTCCTGCTCGTCGTCTTCCGACGCGCGGATGGCGGGGCCGACCAGATGGGCGAGCTGCAGCGCCCGCGTGCTGTTTCGACGCATGGGGTGGATTAACCTCGTGGATCTTGGGGGTGGCGCCGGCAAGGCGCCTCAGAGGGAGCGGTAAAGCTCGCCCAGGGCGGCATCGGGCGCGCGCACGGCGTCCGCGAAGCCGATGGAGACGCCGGCGGCGCCGAGGAAGGTTTCGGCCTTCGTGCCGCGCACAGCCGACGCTTTCAGGTTGCGGTTGCGGGCGACGGTCTCGATGAACAGCTCACCCATCGTGTCGATGTCGGCCTGCATGCGGGCGAGCGCGCCTTCGGTCAGAGGCTCGAACTCGTTGCCCTCTGCCTTGTGCTCGCCGTAACGGATCACCGTCACGGTGATGCCGTCCTTGCCGAGCGCGGCCGAAAGATCGACATGCATGCCAATGACGCCGACGCTGCCCGTGCCGCCAGTGCGCGGCACCGTGATGCGGTCACAGGCACTGGCGATGGCATAGGCGGCCGAATAGGCGCTCTCGTCCAGGATGGCGTGCAGCGGCTTCTCGCCACGCAGGCCGTAGATCATGTCGACCAGGTCGAAGCAGCCGGCCACCTCGCCGCCCGGGCTGTCGATGTCGAGCGCGATCGCCTTGACGCCAGGATCGTCCAGCGCCGCCAGCACCGCGGTGCGGATGCCGTCATAACCCGTCATGCCGCTGTAAGGGCGCAGCGTACCCAGCTTCTGCACCAGCGTGCCGGTGACAGGGATGACGGCCATTCCTTCCAGCAGGTCGTAGCCGGGGTCATCCGCTGCACGGCCGCGCCGGGGCGAGGAGAAGCCCAGCTCGTCGTCCTCGAGCGCCATCGGCGCCAGGGCCAGCAGCTCGCCGCCCCGGAACATGTGGGTGATGCCCAGCCGGTCGGCCAGCGCAGCCATCACCACCTCGGCCTTACGCGGATGGATGGCGACCGGCGTGTTGAAGAGGCGCTGCGCGAGATGCGGGAAGTTGGTCATTCCTTTGGCAGCCCGCGACGTTGGATGTTCCGCATAGGGATTCCTCTCAGAGGCCGTCGCGGTCTTGCTTCGGCTGGTTCTGCGGGGCCTGCTGGCTCTGATAGAGCGGAGAACCCATGGCCCAGGTCGGCAGCGGCAGGCCGCGCTGCTTCATCATGGCGACTTCCAGGGCGCGCTGATCGAGGACCTCCTCGAAATCGCGGCCCTGCTCGGCGCATTCGTCTTCCAGCGTGCCCATGGCGGCCTCCATGCCGAGAACCGCACCCTGCCGCTCGGCCACGGGATCCACCCAGCCGCGCGCCGGACCGATCCAGCGGCAGGCCATGTAAGCCGTTCGCATCAACGCGAACGCTGGCGCGTTGCGCGGCAGCGGCACCCGCTTGCGGTCGATGGCCTCTTCCAGCCAGGCGCCATAGATCGGGTTGGCAAAGCCGATGGCGAAGTTATCGCGCCGGCGCTTCAGCGTCTTCCAGGCCTCCAGCATCGCCGCGCGGGCGCTGCTGTAGTTGGTCTTGCTGTAGTCCCAGGACAGCTGCTCGGCCGACTGGCCGGTTGCCGCGGCAAACCGCCGCAGCACCGCCTGCTGGAAGGCCTCAAAGCCGCTGTTAGGCCGCGTGGTCATCACCGACTTGATCTCTTCGCCCGGCGCCAGCACTGGAATCCGCGCGCCGTTGATGCTCAGTGTGTTCCCTTCGTGGAACTCGTTGCGCAGCTTCTGATACTCGCTGAGCGCGCCGTCATCGTTCAGCGCGTTCTGCACATCGGCCGGATCAAACGGCGACTGGATGAAGTTCGCGAAGATGGTCTGCAGCAGCGCCTGCTGCAGCTCCGCCGCATCGTAGCGAGACAGCATGCGCATAGAGCCCAGCACCGGGGTGACCACGCTGGTGCCGCGATGCTGCCCGCGCCGCTCCGGCTCGAAATCATGCACCACCACAGGCCGGCCCCAGGGTGTCTCACGCTCGAAGTAGTCCCAGCGCATGCTTTCCTGCGCCAGAAAGACATCGCCCTGGTGGGCCTGCCGGATGTGGTAGCCGATGGTGACGCCGAGATCGTCCAGCTGGCAGCCGCCACGCAGCTCCCTGGTGTCCTGCTGCTGGTGCGGGTTCGACAGCCGGTCGGGGTCGATCAGCTGCACCGTCGTGGCGTAGCGGGCGCCGCCAGCCGTGACGCGCTCCGGTGTCCACAGCAGCGGCGCCAGGGCATCGCCGTCCACCAGCTTGTGCCGCAGCGCCAGCCAGAAGATCTGCGTCATGGTCAGCTGCCGCGCGGCGTCGCAGTGCTTGCCCGGGTCATTGGCATAGAGGCGCCATTCCGCCTCGGCCGCGCGGCCGAACTCATCGGCCCACATCGGGTCGAAGCTGCTGCCGCCTTCCAGCGCCAGGGCCCGGTAGTCTGGCTTGGCCACCAGGCGGAACTGGCTGCCGACCGCACTGTCGACAATCCGGGTGATGCCGCCGGCGGCCCAGCCGTCGTTGCGCACCACGTCGCGGGAGCGCGCGACCATGCGGTCGCGGTCCTGGTTGATCTCGCCATCCGCCGAGCGCAGCCAGGGGTTCCACTCCCCCATCTCCGCCCCGAACATGTTGGCGGCGTCATAGGCGAAGGCGCCCGCCATACCGCCGGGGCCGCCCCGGCTGGCTGGGTTCGTGGCTTTGCTGGCCTGCGCAGCGGCCTTCTTCGCACGGCGGCTCTTGCCGCTCATCGGAAGGAAACCCCGATGGCGCCGCGACGCAGGCCGAGGGCGCCGTTGATCTGGCGGATCAGGCCACGGATGCGATCCTCATCCGCCGGGGTGAAGGTGACGCTGCGCGAGCCGTTCCCCATGGTGTAGGCCACGGAGACCGCCTTCTGGCCTTCCGCCAGGGCCAGCAGCGCCTCCTGCAGCTTCGCGCGCCGCTCGGTGAGCTGGGCGCGCGACATGCCAGCAAAGGTGCCGCTCTGTATGGTTCCCGACATGCTGTCCTCACGAGGCCCAGCGGGATCTCCGCGCCGGGCGAGCGCGCGGCGGCGGCGCGGCTGGGGGCGGCGCTGTCTCCTCGCGACTGGTTTCGATGGGGCGGCGCGCCTCGGGCGCCGCCTGGTAAGGCTGCTCGGCCTCATCGGCCCGGCGGTTCAGGCCGAGGCCGAAATGCAGCAGGCCGCACAGCGCGGCGTAGGCGTAGACACGACAGTCCAGCGCCTCATTGCGCCGGCCGGGGAGCGGCACCCAGACTCGGTACTTCCGGCCGCCGGACTCGCGGACATCGAGCCGCTCCGCCAGCAGCTGGGCGTACCAGTTGATGTCGCGATCGGCCGGCACATGCATGTAGCCGGCGCCGGCATCCTCGATCGCCAGCCGCGCCCGGACCACGTCCTTGGCGGCATTCACGCCAATCACCACCGGCCGGTAGCTGGCCTTGGTGCGCGACATGGGCTTTTTCGTCGGCCAGACCGGGTTGCGCTGGCCGTTCTGCGCGCTCTCGCCCTTGATGCCCCAGATCTTGCGGGCGAGGCGCGATTTGCAGAACTCGTAGACCTTCTGCGTGTTCTGGCCGCCGGTATCGATGCAGGCCGCCGCAATGACGAAAGGCTTGCCATCGTCGCGGTAGAAAGTGCGCTTCAGATAGGCGTCGACCTTGTTCCACACCTCGTCGGTGTTGGCGTCGCCCTCGAAGACCTCGTAGGCGAGTGACCAGGATTCCTCGTTGCGGCCCCAGCCCACCAGCTCCAGCTCGACGCGATCGGGCTGGACGTCGAGGCCGGCGGTAATGACCGCGACACCGTGCGGCACCTCGCCCGCCCAGCGCTCGCCGCGTTCGGCCAGCTTCTCCAGCACCAGCGCCTTGCTGGCATTGGCGCGGTAGGGCAGCCCCGCCTGGGTATTCCACCAGGACATGAGCAGGTCTTCGTTGCCCTGCGCCGCCAGCCATTTCGTGGCGATGTCGCTGGGCTTGTCCTTCTGCCAGGGCGAGAACAGCTTGCCGGCCTGGAAGCCGGCATGCTTGTTCGACACCGCCCAGCTGCCGCAGTGCTGGCATTTGGCGCGGTAGACCGCCCAACGCGGACCCGCCCACCAGTCCCAGACCTGCAGCACCGGATCCAACACCGGGCTGCCGTCCCGCACCGCGCGCCAGGCGCGGTCATAGGCCTCCAGCGGGTATTGCAACTCGCCACAGCATTTGAACGGCCGCGTCTGGTGGTGCCGCGTGGTTTGCAGCGCGCGCAGACGCTCGCCCTCCGACCAGGGCTTGCGGCAGGCTTCACAGTAGATCTGCGCTGTCTCCGGCTGGTGCGTGACACCCTGGGGCGTAACGTCCTTGTCCCAATCGACATGCTTGAAGAAGTCGAGGAACTGCCGATGCTGGCAGTGCGGGCATTCCACCGAGGCGCGGCGCTGGTCGCTCTCCGCATAGCTGGCGGCGATCCGGCTTTCATCCTCGACGGTCGGCGAGCAGACGCGTAGCGACAGCCAGTTGACGCCGAAGGTCGCCGTGCGCTCCTCGGCCAGCGCGATCGGATCGCCCTCGCGGGTGACCGGGTATTTGTCGACCTCGTCGCAGAGCAGCACGCGGATCGGCCGGCGTGCCAGGTTGTCCGGGCTGCCGGCGCCGGCCAGCGCCAGGAAGCCACCGGGGAAGCTCTTGAAGAGCAGGGTCTCGTCGGCCTTGCGGGTCTTGGCGGTGCCGACCAGGGCCCTCAGCGCGGGCGTCGCCCGCACCATCGGCGTAATGCGCTCTTTCGAGAACTGCTCGGCCGCCGCCTCCTTCGGCTGCAGCAGCAGCATTGGGCACGGGTCGAGATGGGCGAAGTAGCCGAACACATTCTCCAGCAGCGCCGTCTTCAGCAGCTGCGTGGAGACCATCGCGGTGATGATGTGCACGCCCGGCTCGGTCACCGCGAGCATCGGCCCGCGTGCCACCTCGACGGTTCCGGTGCGCCATTTGCCGGAGGTGCTGCCGGCCTCCTTGGCCAGCTGGCGGTTGTTGTCGGCCCAATCCGGAACGCTGATGCGGGGCGGCGGCGTCCAGCCCTTACGAAATGACTGCCGGAGCCGGTTGATCTTCAGCGAAGGCGCCGGGCTGGGGCTCTCCGAGATCCTCAAGCTGTTGTTGGACATACGGGGTCAGGGCCTCGACGACTTTGGCCGCGTCCAGGCCGAGATCGGCCGCCAGGAGCGGGCCAACCTTCGCCGGCCAGTTGATCCAGGCGTCGCGCGCCTGGCGCGCCACCTCGAACAGCACCCCTTCCGCCAGGGCCAGCTCGATCAGGGCGCCGGCGCGCTTCTGGGCATCCAGGGCCTGCTTCAGGGCGAGGGCGGCCGCCTTCACGCGCTCGGAGGTGGCCAGGGCCGGGAAATCCCCCGACAGCACCCGGCGGGCGAACTCGTCGAAGTCAATGCCTTCGCCGTCGTCGCCCTCCTCGGCCGGCGCCCGCCGCCGCTTCAGCGCGCCGCCCTGCGGCTGGCTTTCCAGGACCTCCTGCGGCCTGTCAGCGGGTGCGGACACCGGCGGGGCGGACGTGCGGACAGTGCGGACACCTGGTGCGGACATGTCCGCACTGTCCGCAGTCTTGTCCGCACCGGGCGCGGCATGGCGGTTGGACTTGCGCCAGCCGGTGCCGACCAGGCTCGCCGGAAGCGTGCCATCGTCGGAAGTCTTGAGATATCCGGCGCTTATGGCGCGGCGGATGACCTTGTCATTGACGCCTTCCCGCCGCGCGAACTCGCGGATGGAGATGCCGTCCGCAGCGGGTGCGGACACTGCGGACACTGCGGACAAGATTTTTCATCCCATAGCTGGGGCTGCTTCGCGGGGGGAATTGTCCCGCACCTCCCCACCCCTCTGGGAAGGACCCAAGAAGGGGGGTGGGGGCCTAGGCCGGAGGGCGAAGGAAGCGCGGCGGAATGCCCCAGGCAGCCGCGAGGCGGGCCTTGAAGGCGGCCTGGAAGGCCTCGAAGGCCGATCCCGCCCTGTTTGCCGCCACGGGGTCCGGACCCGGCCTGGCGGCTGGCTGCGCGGCTACAGCCGGGCCTTCGCAGCAGACCCGCATCAGAGTGCAGGGGCGAACCCGCTGGGCGCACTCTTCCGCGAAATCAGTGACCACCAGTCGGTCATGGTACGAGAGCCAGTCCCAATCGTCGGCAATGACGGTCGAGAAGGGAGTGACGATCCTCGTCACACAGCGGATGTGGTGCGGGGTCAGATACACAAGGCGGCTCGCAGCCGAGGAACCCAGCAAGTCCACAGCACGCTCTGTGAAGGGTTTCAGCAAGGCGCTGGAGTGTATGACGAACGCGACCCGCTCTCCGCTTTCCACCAGGACCTTCGCGAAGCCGAGGGCGGCGCTGGTCTTCCCGCTCTGGGGCGCGCCCGAGATCGTCAGGACTTGGAGCATGTCACTTCCTTGCAGTAGCAAGCGCCTTCGCCAGCGAACGCCGGAAGGCAGAGGGCCAGACGCCAGAAGCCGTCTTCAGCATGCGTTTCTTGAACCCGAAGCGCGGCTTGTACGTCGCGCGATCGATGTACCGGGCGAGCAGTTTCGCGGCGCCCTTCTTCAGCCGCTGATACAGGCCGGGCACGCCCTCGACCTTGCCGCTGAAGACGTTGGGCTTGGCCCGTGCCGCCGCGATGGCACCTCTGGCCATGTTGCCGTACTGGTTCAGCCGGATCGCACGCGGCAACAGGATGGCCCGCTTCTTCGGGATCCGCGTGCCGCCATCCTCCTGCACCTTCAGGTACTCGGCCTGCTTGTCCTTCACGAAAACACGCGCTTCCAGCCTGCCCTTTGTGGCGCGCTGGATGCCGATGGCGTTCATGGTGAAAGGCGTGGGCCGGTCGAAGATGCTGGGCAGTTGCCGCCGCACCGAGATCTGCGCCATCTGCGCCGTCTCGTTCAGCGCCTGGGCGGCGGCGAAGGGCACCTGCTTCTTCGCCAGATCGTCCAGCTTCCGGGTCATCGGCCGAAAGTCTGCGCGGAAGACTGGCCGCACGCGGTCAGCGAACTTCGAGCGTGGTGTAGCCCGGCCGGCCCTTCTTGCCCGGCATGTGCTGGCCGACCATCGAGCGGGTGATCTTCTCGCCCACCGTGTCCGGCGTGCCAGCGACCTCGGCGCGGGTCAGGACGTGCTTGCCGGCATAGGCCATGGGCGCATCGCCCATCGCCTGCAGCAGGACCGGCTTCATCTCCTTCAACCGCTTCTCCAGCCGGTTCTTCTCCGGTGCGGCCTTG